TCACATTTCACTTAATGCTTCTACCGCTTTATTATCTTCTTCGATAAATTTCTCTTCTAAAAGATGTGAGTATATTGAGGTAGTTATTGATATATTTTTATGTCCTAATCGCTTGGAAATGTAATAAATAGATATACCTTTCGCTAGTAAATAAGAGCAATGAGTATGTCGTATAGCATGTGAAGTTATCGGTGTAATACCTAATTTAATGCAAGCTTTTTTTAAAGCTTTATTAATAGCGTTTGATGTTAGGATTATGCCACCGTTTTTAAATATATAACCATCATAGCTAATAATCATATCATCAATAGCGCTAACTATATGTTGCATATCTTTTTTAGCAACAGTAACATATCTAGGAGATGAATCTGTTTTATGTTCGTCAATGTATATTTGATTTTTAATTTGATCTATATATTGTACTTTCATATACTTAACTCCACTAATACGACAACCTGTGCAAATCATAATATACAAAGCCAATCCTGCACGTGAATTAGAGTTTTTAAAGTGTTCTTTAAGAGTTTCATATTCATTAATAGTGACGTATTTTTCACTTTCTTTTTTTGTTTCTTTACCCGCTTTGTAATTCACTTTATAAGTAGGGTTTTTGCTAATCAGTCCATCGTATATAGCATCATTTAATGAGGAGCGAATTGCACCATTTGTTTTGCGTATAGTCTCTTTAGCATGACTATCAGAAAAGTCGTTAATAAACTTTTGATACACTTGTCTATTTAGCTCTGTAAGTTTCATACTCCCTATTTTATGATTTTCTAAATGTTGTAAGGTGAATTTATAATGCCGATAAGTAGTAGGTGTAACTACAGGTTCTTTGTAAGTCTCACACCAATTTCTAAAATAGTCTTTTAATGTCAATGAACTATCAAAGTTATATCCTTGACGTAATTCATTCAACTTGTCTAGACCTGCTGAATTTGCCTCACGTTTCGTTCTAAAGCCTTTCTTACGATAACGTTTCCCTTCGTATTTGAATTCGTATTGCCATTTTTTACCATCATAACAACGTGTTCGCATACTGTCCCTCCCCCTTAAAAAAGATAAAAAAATAATAAAGGGAAGCGACAACGACTCCCCTTATTGGTGTTTTCTCACTTTCATTAACTGATTGTTTTTCGGTAGATGAGGAGTTCTATTGCTTTTGATCGGGGTTATTGTCTTGAGAATCACTTCTCTGTTTTTCTTCATGACCTTCAGACTCTTCATTATTGGATTTATCTTGTTGTGGCTGTAGCTCCTCGGGTGTCCTACATCCTCCGACAGTACAAACTGTGCCATCAGGTTTAGTGTAGCCTACCACATCTCCGTTACCAGGTGCTTGGTACCAAGTATCGCCATCTGTATCAACCATACCATCTACGCTTTGACCACTTTTTAGTCTATGTTGCATTTGACTTTTAGTTAAATAATGATTTGATTGTTGATTGCTTGTTTGTTGGTTACTTGTTTGTTGGTTACTTGTTTGTTGGTTACTTGTTTGTTCTTGATTTTGTTGAGGAGATTGTGGCTGTGAGTTTTGGGATTGATTATTATCTGTTTCGTTTTGATTTGTAGATTTTTCTGTAGCAGATTTTTCCTCATTCTTTTCTTTCTTGTTATCAGCTTTCTTTTGTTTATCTTTCTTTTCTGCTTTCTTATTTGTTTCCGTCTTATTATCCTTATCTTTATGTTCTTCTTGCCCACACGCTGCCAATACTAAAAAACTTGATAAAATCAAAACTAAAAACTTCTTCATTTTACATTCTCCTTATTCTTTATTTTTATATTTAAACACACGTAATGGTTCAAACTGAATTAAGTAAGTTCCATAACGTATGTAAATACCATGTTTATTTCTGTAATGTTCTAATATTTCTAATACGTATTCTTCGCTTAATTGAACATATTCAGAAAGTTCATATAAGCTACTTAAATTTTATTTAACGGTAGCGCTTTTTTCATATGTAATTCTCCTTTATTATATATCTTTATATTCAAAAACTCGTAATATTTCAAGTTGGTTAATAAAATAATCTTTGACTTGCTACAACTCTGCCAACAATTTTTACTTCGTCTTTAGCATTATATACTTGCGGGTAATGATTGCTATTGTTTGACTCAGGAATTAAGATAATCTGATCATCGTTGTAACGAATCCGTTTAACAGTTGCATTATAACCATTGACCATTACAACGCCTAACTGACCATTTTCTACAACAGAGTCTTTTTCCACCACAACGATATCGCCGTCTTGGAAAATCTTATCCATACTATCGCCAGACACCTTTAAACCAAATTCTTCTTTATCAGAATTAAGTTTATTAGTAGCAAAGTATATGTAATCAATTAAGTTTTCTTCACTATATATAGGAAGTCCTGCAGATATTTGAGAAACGACTGGTATCTTTTTGACTGGTAGGGTTTCGAGTTGAGGCTGTGGTTCTTTTTGAAATAAGTCTGTCGGAGTCACACCGAGAGCTTCGCAATAATTCATTATATCTATTTCATCTATACCACGAGTTCCATTTTCATGAGATGAAATAGTATTTTGTTTGTATCCAGTCAACTTACTTAAATCATTTTGAGTTAGTTTTTTCTGTTTTCTTAGTTCTTTGATTCTTTTCCCTATCACATTTTTACTCATTTGGTATCACTCCTTGAGATAAATATAACACATCTATAATAAGGAAACAACAAAAATATTACAAAATGTGATAAAAAAAGGTTGAAACGTATCACAAATCGTGATATAGTTTGTATACAGTCATCGGAGGTGATAATAAATGACGGCAACAGATAAAAAGAAAATGCTAAAAGAAAAATATTTAAAACCTAAAACTAAATTACGCAAACTTAGATTGTCAGAAGAGTTTACTACCGAGTATGTAGCTAGTTTGATAGGTTTACAGCGCAGACAATATGAACAGAAAGAACAAGGTAAATATCCATTTAATGATTATGAAATGGAAATCTTAGCTAAAACTTTCGATGTTAGTGTCGAAGATATTTTTTTTAATCATTAATATCACGTAACGTGATATAGGAGGTTGCTAATATGAACGAATTACAAAAAATACAAATTGAAAACAACTCAGAATTAGGAGCAGTCGTTTCTAGTCGAGTAGTAGCTAATGAATTGAAGAGAAGACATGACAATGTAAAACGTGATCTAGAACAAATTTTAATGTCCTCAAATGTGAGTGCATTAATTGTCCCTAGTAACTACAAAGATTCACGAGGTAGAAAACAAAAAGAATACTTACTAACTAAAGATGGTTTCACTTTATACATGTTCAATATTCAGGGTCATAATGATTTCAAAATGGCATACATTAATAAATTCAATGAAATGGAAAACGCGCTTCAAAACAAATTGCCAGGAACTTATAAAGAGGCATTGATTGAATTGTTAGAAACAGTTGAACGAAATGAACAATTAGAGCTCGAAAACAACATGCAAAAACAAAAGATAGCGGAATATGAACCTAAAGCGTCTTATCTAGACACAATTTTGAACAACAAAAGTTTAGTGACAGTAGGTCAGATTGCAAAGGACTATGGCATGTCGGCTCAAGCACTAAACAAGTTGCTGCATAAATTAAGAGTACAGTACAAACAATCTGGACAATGGTTACTTTACTCGAATTTACACGACAAAGGCTATACGCATTCGTCAACTACAGAAATCGAGCATAAAGACGGCAGCACGTCAGTACGTATGAACACTAAATGGACGCAAAAGGGCAGACTGTTCATTTATGACTTACTGAAAGACAACGACATTCTACCCACAATCGAGCGAACAACTTAACAGGAGGTGGAAAAATGCAAGAGGAAATTAAAGGGTTAGAAGTAAATTTAAATATTAATGTGAAAAACCACAATGAACTAAATGAATTGCTGGAGACAATTCAAAAAGACATTGCAGTTTTAAAGAATGATTTTGACAAATTAAATCAATTTAATATCAAGTTCGATTTAGAGTGATTTCAGAAGAGCAACTCGGACATTTAGCTTTATAATTTCTGAATTTGAAAGTTCGTTTTTCTCGCAGATAGGACATTTCATCTTCTTATCGAATTTAGCTATAGGAGATAACAACATTATACATGAAAAGAGGAAGTTAAATGAACATTCAAGAAGCAACGAAGTTAGCGACAAAACATCTTGTAACTATGACAAGACAAGAATGGAAGGAAAGTCATCAAACGAAGATTTTACCAACAAATGATAGTTTTTTACATTGTCTTGTTTCAAATAAAGATGGAAAACATCTTATTAAATATTGGCAACCTTCAGCTGATGACTTAATGGCAGATGATTGGGAGGTTATCAGCCCAATCAGAGACCAGGAATTATTGAAGCAATTTTAGAAATGCTATCAATTATACTTTTCAAATTATTTTTAAACTCATTTTCGAAATAAACAATAGTTTTATCTGAAATAGTCACATGATAAAGGGTGTTATCTGCAAAAATACCATTCAGGAATCCAGACTTTTTAAGTTTTTTCAAATCATTTTCTACATCCTCAAAATGTAGTTTTTGGAAATATTTAGAGTGTATATCTTCCGCACTTTCAAAATTATTACAAGTTAGTTTAACAATTCCAGACTTAACACATTCTAAATAATTTTTATAAAGTACTGACAAAATATACTGTTGATCTTTAGTAAGTACTTCGAATTCATCAGATACTAAAGTCATAGTATTCACCTCCTAAACAAGAGTATAGCAGAAAATTTATGAACAAATCCCACAATCGAGCGGAATTAAAGGAGGTGGGACAAAGTGAATATTCAAGAGCAAAACAAAAAATATGATGACTATAATATTTTAGAGAAATTAGTGTAAGGAGCGATTACCATGCCACAAACAATAAAAGTATCAGTGCCTATTCCAGACACGCATGTACTCGTTGAAAAAGAAGAATACGAAGAACTGTTCAACTACTCTTTAAATCCTGTATGGGACTTAAAAGATTTAAAGAAAAAGTTAAAGATGTCTTCTGATGACACGATTAAAATTAGATTGTTATTCAATCCTAAATTTGAAAAAGTCTTGAAGAAACAAGGGATAGCTCACTATCCAGATGAAAATTTTAACAGATGGAGATTCAACGCAAGAAAGATGAATAAATTTATTGATGAACATTTCAATGAAATACACAGCAAATAAAGGAGGTGATGAAATGAAGTATCTATTGGCATACCTAACAATGATTATCGTTGCATTAGCACTTGTGTTATTAAGAGTACATTTAGCTACAACATTAGTTATAAGCCTAACGGTACTGCTACTTGCAATTCCATTCTGGCGAATGTGGATGGAAGTAATAAAAAAGACTGAATGCTAACTCGCGCTTAGCAAACAGTCAAAAAACTAATTGGAAAGTAAACATAAATTAATTATACCCCAAACTTATGGAGGTAATCAACTTGAAAGAGACGATAACGTATTTAATCAAACGTAAAGATACAGAGTTATTTGTAACTAATAAACCAACTGACAGAAATGGCGACATCAGTTATTCGACAAACTTTAACCGTGCTAGAGAATTTAATGGCATAGAAGACGCAAGTATAGACATGACAAACCATGTCGCTATTAAACATACGCATATTGAAAAAGATGAATACGAGGAGGTTACTATAGATGACTGAAAAATTGAATCTATATCAAAAGATTGCAGATGTTAAAGCGAACATAGAGGGATTCACAAAAGATACAAAGGGCTTTAACTACACTTACGTAAGCGGTTCGCAGATTTTACACAGAATTAGACAGAAAATGATTGAACACAATTTGTTGTTAGTGCCTCATTTAGAAAACGAAGAATATGAACAAGTTGAATTAACTCGCTATAACCATAAAGCGAAAAAAGAAGTGACTAGTACAGAGTTTGTAGTAAAAACAAACCTAACTTATACGTGGGTCAATGCAGACAATCCACAGGAAAAATTAGAAATTCCTTTCTATGCAATTGGTCAGCAACAAGATCCATCACAAGCATTTGGCACTGCGCTCACATATTCCGAACGATATTTCTTAATGAAATTCTTTAATATCCCAACAGATGAAGACGATGCAGATGCTAAGCAAAAGCAAGAGCAGTATTCAAAAGCAGATAATAAACAAATCAAACTATTGCATGAAGAAATTAAAAACTTCTTAGATTTAATGACTTCCCTTAATAAAAAAGTGACTGAAAAACAAGTAAGAAATCAATTTAATATACCAGATGATAATAAGATATCTCAATCCCAAGCAGTAGGGTTTATTAAACAATTACAGTTAACTGCTAGCAAATATAAGGAGGACAAATAATGAACTCAATCAATCTAATCGGAAATTTAGTCAACGAACCGAAAGTATATGGACAAAATAATAATGTCGTCAAATTTATGGTAGCAGTCCAACGTTCTTTCAAAGACAAGCAATCAGGCAATTACGAAAGCGACTTTATTCCTTGTATCGCTTTCAGTAAAACTGCAGAAATCATCAGCAACAACTTCAATAAAGGTAACAAAATTGGCATCACTGGTCGTTGGCAATCAGGCAAATTTGAAAAAGATGGTCAAACAATCTACACAAACGACTGCGTTGTAGAGAATGTGACATTTGTAGAATCTAAATCTAAACAACAAAACAATCAATCTAACCAATCGTTCAATGCCAAGCAACCAGTATCACAAGATGATAATCCGTTTGAAAATACTGATATAAGTTCAGACCAGTTACCGTTTTGAGTTGATTTAAATGGCGATTATAACGAATTATATTCAGCAGGAAGACGGTACGACAACTGTAGTAGTTAAAGATGTAGAACTATCAAGTAAAGATTTTTTATTACTTGACAACGATTTAGAAGTTGAGTGTGACGTAGATGTTTTAGATCCTTATCAGATTACAGATAAGCAACGTCGTAAAATATTTGCGATGTTGCGTGACATCTACGACCACTTTGCCCAACCGATTGAGTATTTACGCTACATGTTCCAAAAACAATTAGAGTTACTGAATGGCTATGAACCTATCTCATTAAGCAACTGCACTCGACGACAAGCGAGTGAGCTAATCGAACTTATACTCGATTTTGTATTCGAACATAATATACCCATGAGAAAGCACACAAGCGCTCTCATGAGCAATGACAAGTATTTCTTATACAAATGTACTGTAAATAGAGTTTGCGTTATATGTGGCGCACAGAACGCCGAGTTAGCACACCGTTACGCAGTTGGTACTGGTCGTAATAGAAACAAAATAAATCACAAAGGCAACCAAGTTCTAGCACTATGTCATTCACATCATTTAGAGCAACATCAAATAGGTATAAATACATTTAATAAAAAGTATCACTTAATAAATAGTTGGGTGGATGTCGATGACAAATTAAACGAGATGTTGAAAGGAGTGAGTAGATGAATAATTTCTCTAAAGAAAAGATAGAAACTGGTTTTACGCAAATTCCTAACGAAATTTTACACAATCCTAATACAACTGCTAAAGCTAAATGGCTTCACTGTTACCTTATCAGTCGACCTGATGACTGGACATTCTATTTATCAGAGATCGTCAATAACACAAAAGAAGGACGTACTGTGATAGAGAGTGCAATGAATGAATTAATAGAGCATGGTTATGTCACAAGAACAAGAATGAGAGATAAACAAGGAAGACTAGGTGCATATCATTATCATGTACGGTATACACCAGTGCAGGTTTCCTACAGTAGATTATCTACAGTAGAAAACCTACAGCAGATTAACTACAGTAGAAAATCAACATCTACTAATACTAATAGAACTAATACTGATTTAACTAATAAAGACAGTAATAATACTGATAACAATATTAGCGCAACTAAAGTTACGCAAGAGCAATTCAACCAATGGTGGAATTTATATGATAAGAAACTAGATAAGAAGAAAGCATTTAGTTTATTTAAAACTGCACTTAAAAAACATTCATTTGAAACTATTATGAATGGAACTAAAGCATATAAGAAAACAATTACCAACAAACAATATCAGAAGTATCCTAAAACATTCTTATCACAAGAAAGCTATTTAAATGATTATGGAGAAGTAACACAACAAAGTCAGAATTCAGACGATAGTTACTTTAACCAATTGATGAACGAGGAGGCATAATTTATGTCAATGTCTAAAAAACAAGCAGTCATTATACTGCAACTTTTAGATTCTTCCTACAATATGCAATTTGCCTCTGATGATTTAAAGACAAAGTTATGGGTTGAACAACTAACTAAATTTGGTGATTACGAAGAAACATTACTAAAGACAAAACAACATATTAGTCGTAGTAAATTCAAACCTACTATATCTGAAGTGTTAAAGACTAAAGCAAAAAGAGCAGAAGCGGTCACAATACCTGAAGAAGAAACACACGAATATAAAATGCAACATGATTCAGAATACGCTAATAAGCATCAAGAATTAAAAGAACGTTGGGAGCAACTCAAAAGTAAGTGGGTGATGGATGATGAATAATATTGATGTGCTATCAACCGAAGAATCTATTGTTTCTAACTTATTAAAGACACCAGAGCTACTAGGTAAGTTAAGACTTAAACCAGAGATGTTCGAAACTGAAGATATTAAAAAGTTTATCACTTATGTCATAGAACAAGGCAAAGTTGATGTGAATGAGATTTACTACAAGAGTCGCAAGGATAAATCATTCATTTCTACTCAAAAATTGAGTCAGTTATATGACTCTAAACAAGCAGACAAAACCTTTTTTATGTCCGATCAAATGAACATCTTACAAAACTATGTATTAAAGAAAGCATTAGCAGACGCAAAAGATTATCAATCCAGTCCAACGCCACAGAATCTTAAATTCTTAACAGAACAACTCAATGAATTAAATGAGCTATCAATTCAAAAAGATAATCCGACTGATAACTTTTTGATGGAAGTAATGGACAACATCTTGTCAGATAAACGTAAAGAATTTATCAAGACTGGCTTAAACTCAATAGATAGTAAAATCATTGGTTTTGAAAGCGGTCAACTCAATGTATTAGGTGCTAGGCCAAGTTTGGGCAAGACTTCACTAGCTTTAACAATGATGTGGCATATTGCACAAGCAGGATTTCCAACAACGTTCTTCAGTTTAGAAACAGGTGGCAATAACATCGTTGAACGTCTTGTATCGATGATTACTAATATTCCACTGTACAAAATCAAGCAAGGCGATGGACTTAGTCCAGAAGAAATAGATAAAGTGATGCAAGCTATCGACAAAATTAAAAAGCATAGTCATTTGCGCATCGAAGATCAAGCGCAATTAACACCTAGCGATATACGAGAAATAGCAATTCAATCAAGTAACAAACCTAATGTAATATTTATTGATTACCTAACCTTGATGTCATCGGACACACCACAGAAAGATAGACGATTAGAAGTTGAAAATATTAGTCGTGATTTAAAAGTCATCGCTAAAGAGACAGGGAGCGTCATTATAGCCTTATCTCAACTAAGTCGAGGGGTAGAGTCGAGACAAGATAAGCGTCCGATGATGAGCGACTTGAGAGAAGCAGGAGGCATTGAGCAAGACGCTAATATGATTTTCTTTTTATACCGTGAAGATTACTATGACAAAACACTACAAGATGATGACACAGGTCGTTCAGATATTGAGTTTATTATAGCGAAGAATAAAGACGGACAAACAGGAACAGTCGACCTAGAGTTTTACAAAAAGACACAGAGGTTTTATTGATGAAAATAAATGAATTACAAGAGACGTTAAGACGTATGTACAAGGAATATGAACGAGAACCATTAATCCAAATGCGGATTATCGATTGGGGCAAAACAATCAATCGATTATTAGATGAGAAACGGCTCAACATTTTTGATGATTTTGAAGAGAACAAAGATTTTATCTTTAATGAAATGGAGGCATTTAAGCATGCAGGAAACAACTAAGCAGTATGATTTGTTTACTTCTGAAAGTGAACGCGTGTTCAGAGTAACAGAATTAAGTGACGGCGATTTCTATGTTGAAAACTTAGCAGGTAAACGTTATTGGGATGTAGACAACAAAATGATGACGATGCAAGGGTTTAACAGATTCAAAGCAAACCATAACTTATTTCTTGAAGAAGAATTGAATAGTCAAGCGACTATCTTTGATTTGTAGGTGATGATGTGGAAACGATCGAAATCAAACTAGATAAGCCTGTAGCTTCGCCACGTCCACGGTTTAGACGCATGGGCAAGTATGTTCGAACGTATATGCCAAAGAGCTATGAACAGCATAAGAAAGACATTCAGTGGCAATTACCAATGCTCATGATAGATAAACCTATACGACTTGAACTGGAGTTTTACTTTCCACCGTTAAAATCATGGAGTAAAAAGAAATGTAACGAAATGATAGGTCAGTACAAAGGCAAAAAGCCCGACATTGATAACTTAATGAAAACGGTCCTAGATGCTGCGAATAAACACTTGTGGCAAGACGATGGTCAAATTGTAGAGATAAAGAGTTTTAAACGATTCTCAGATAATCCAAGAATTGTTTTAAAACTAGAAGTTGTGGAGGGATGACATGGATTATAAAGAAACGAATGTCAAAGTTGAACTGAATATCAAAGCACAACTCAATGTGCCAGTTACTACTAAATCAACATATGACTATGATGACGAAATTCAAGACGAGATAGATCGACTCTTCTATGAGTTTGTGAGAAGACCGAGACTTATGGAGTACGAAGACCTTGAGTTTTTAGATATTGATGACGTTGAAATAAAAGATATTGATTAGGAGTGAGAACATGGGAAAAACAATTAATTTGCCAAAGAAAAAGGACAATAAAGGTCGCTTGTGCTATCTGACTACAGATGGCGCAAAGCCTTACTACATCCCTATTGATGTATATAAGGATGCTGTAAATGTAGGTATGAATCATAAAGAGATTAAACAAGCGTTTAAACAAGGGATTCGCAATCTCAAGCGAGTTATTAAGTATAAAGAGGATCCAGAGGCATTTAAAGGAGAAAAAGAGCAAGAAGTTAAAAGAGATAGACGGAATAAAATCGAGCGTTTAGCAAGAATCACTCAACACCGTAACGTCTCTTCTGCCGAAATGGTAACAACGTACAAAATACGTGATGATTACTGGTTTGAAAATACATTTAATCAAATGTTCGGAAAGTGGGGTCAGCGCCATGCAAACAAATGATATGCAACAACGTAAGCGTAAACAGATGAACGAGGTGTTGGCAGATGAGTAAGCAAGTGTATCTTGGTGGCGACATGCTATCCATTGGTCAACAGATGCGAAGAGAGTGGGAAAAGCAAGAGTTACAGCGATTAGGCTTTAAAGTCTATGCACCTCAAGATGACAAGGATATTAATGATAAACAGAATGCAAATCAAACAGGATTAGCAGAACGTATAGTTAAGAATGACACGCAAGGAATGGAAGAAAGCGACATAATCATTTTTGATTACCTAACACATTCACAAGGTACGATTTGTGAGTTAGGTTACGCTCAACATTTACAACGCCATCAGTCTAAAAGTATTTACGTACAATGCACTGATGTGCGACAAGGTACTGGGCATATATCGAACGAGCAAGACCGAACAGAGTTCTCGATAAATCAGTATGTGTATGGAGTGATACTTGAATTAACAGAAGGACGTGGCATACAGGCCTTTGAAGAAATTTGCCAGGAGTTGATAAACAATGAATTCTGAAACTCAATTTCACGTTAGTGTCATGAATGCAAGACTAAAGAAAGTCAAAAAGCAACGTGATCAATTTAGAGAAGAGCGCAACAGTTTAATCAAGGATATTAAAGAACTTAGAAAGTATAAGCAAATGTATCAAGTTTTAGCAGAACATATCAAATTTAAAGCTGAGGCTAACCCATCTGAATGGCGATATATTAGCTTGGTACATTTTATAGATGATTTGGAGGAGGATGTAAATGACTAACACATTAGAAATTAAATTATTATCAGAGAACGCAACAATGCCAACACGAGCTAACGAATTTGATTCTGGCTTGGATTTATATGTATCTGAAACAATCACAATCCCGGCGCATACAACAACAATAGTTAAAACAGATATAGCAATTAATCTGCCTTATGGGTATGAGGGACAAGTAAGACCTAGATCGGGCAAATCACTTAAAACGAAGTTACGTGTAGCATTAGGAACTATAGATAAAACGTATCATAAAGAAATAGGTATTATCACAGACAATATAGGCAATGAAGACATCACAGTAGAAAAAGGTGAAAGACTAGCTCAGTTAGTTGTAGCACCAGTTGTATATCCTACACCCAAAGAAGTTAAGGAGTTTGAAAATGAAAGTAACAGAGGAGCATACGGAAGCACAGGAGAATAAAGATATAGTGGAACGTATAAAGGAAGTGTTAGGGAAGTGACACAATATCTAATTAAAACAATCACTCATGACACTGGAGAAGTATTAAAAGACGTGGTTAAAGCTAGAGAGAATGAGACGTTTGAATTAGTAGAAGTAGAGAACGAAAGAGAGATGAAGAATATAGATGGGTTTAATAAAAAGAACGCTAACAATATTAGGGATACTAATTACGTATGAATTATCTAAATATGTAATCAAAGATCTACTCATACGTTTGCAAGCTAATGATCGTGTTGATATGCCACCTAAAGATTTCACTGACAGCAATCAAGATGATCTAAACGAACTCTATAGATACATCATGGATAATGAGACGAAATATAAAGTAGAAGACGGTTTATTTTAAACAAGGAGTTGTGGATAAAAATGTGGATAATGTTAACTATCATCACGGCACTCATTGCATTGTATGCTTTAATATCTAATATACTTATGCGCAAAGAATTAGATGATTACCACTACATCTTTAGTTATTTACTTAAAGATGAAGATATGAAAAGAATCATTGAGCGTTATAACAATAAGTAGTTGGGAGGACTTACATGATTGTGCTTGAGCGTTACGACATACGTAAATTAGAAGACTACATTCAGAACATTACACAGTACAAAAAGCAATTACGCTTTAGAGAATATGAATTACTTGAGAGTCATGAGATAGATAATCCAGAAGGTGGCAAGTCAAACTTACCTGGCAATCCTGTAGAGCGTGAAGTGATTAAGAAGACTAAGGATAAAAAGTACAATAACCTTGCCAACATTGTTAATGGTGTAGATAGGTTAATGAACGAGTTGAATGATGACGACATGGAAATGATTCGGTTGCGTTATTGGGATTGCCCTATTGATTGTAATCAGTGGGATCAAATTGCAGACCGCTTCTATGTAAGTAAGACAACGATATTAAGACGACGTAACGCAATGCTTACTAAGCTTGCCAACTATATCGGCTATGTCTAGGAACGGACTTTGCCCCTATGTAAGTCCACCCCATACAGATTTATTATGGTAGTATAGGCTTTTGCCTATAAGGGATTGATAGCACACGTGTTAAAGGCACGCGCTATTAATCCATGGCATACTTGATAGTCCCCTCATTGTAAGCCATATCAATTGGTGGCTAGTGTTTAAGGTACACACTTATGAACCTAGTCAAAGGGTAAAGCTTACGATCGATAAGTTAACGTCTCTGAATGTGACAACGTTATCGTTTCGTATTGAGTGATTCATTCTATGATTTTCTTTCTGTATTAATGACAACTTCTATTTCAAATTGATTGTGAGATTTCCTTTCGATTTGATTTAGAAGTTGTTTGTTATTTGAAAAAAAGATTATCAAGTAAAGAATTGTTTAGAAGAATTGATTGAGAGAATTCAAATGATAAAAGTAAATAAAGTTTTATGATTGATTTGCAAATGCGAAAAGACAAAATGATTTTCTATTTTAGAATTTCGTTTTGTCTTTTTGTTTTTATCTTTTTAATTTTATTGTTTGAATTGTTTTCGATTTGAAAGAAGTTGAAACTGAAAATGAAATTCGAAACTAAAGTAAGATTAGGAAACAGAAAGTATAAGCAAAGCGAGTTGGAAGAGTATAGCAAAGCCAATACTAAAAGGTATAACTCACAGGTTCGACGCAATAGAGAGAACCAGGCTTATACAGCGTTTTATAACTCGACTGTGTGGCGTAAGACGAGAGAACAAGTGTTAATACGTGATAATTACCTTTGTCAGAGATGTCTTGCACAAGGTGTGATTACAAGTGATAGTTTAATTGTCCATCATAAGGTTGAGCTGAAACGGGATTGGTCGAAAAGACTGGATATGGATAATTTAGAGGCAGTCTGTTATCGGTGTCACAATAAAATTCACGGTCAAAAATAATTTTTCGATTTTTGATTTTGACGGGGCGAGAAAAAACCGCGTGGGTGTTGAGAGGAGCTCGAAAACGAGCCGCACCTCTCTTTTCAAAAATGTTGAAAATAAATCTTGATTTTTCGTAATAATTACGTTTTAAATCAGAAGTTAGGTGGATAGATGACTAAATTAGACCAAGAAGATAAAGACGATATTGCAGCTTATTACTTGTCAGGCAGAAAAATAACCGAAATAGCAGAAGAAAAAGAAATAGCTAGAAGTACAGTGCGGCGTGTTTTAGAAGATATTGGTATTTATAGAAATGAAACAGAAAAGCAATGCTATAGTTGCGGCAAATATTTCAAGCCTTCTAAATATAGTGGTGGTAACCAGAAATTCTGTTCTGATTATTGTAGGCATCTATCATTTAAAGGTGTAAAAGTAGTCAGAAGACGCAATTCAAAATGTATTTTTTGCGGAAAGAGATTTTTAATTAAAAACATTGGGCAAAAATACTGTTCCAAAAGCTGTAACCGTCGACATAAGAACTACATTTCTATAATCGAAAAAGGTCCTAGATATTGTGTTTATTGCAATGAGAAGTTTTATGGAGGAAGTGGAAAGTGTTGTTCGGATAAGTGCAGAAAGAAATATAGAAATCGACAACATTATAACAGAGAAAATAAAAGATTGGAAAATGCACGTAACAACGGGGTGTTTGACGCAGATATAGATATTTATAAACTGATAGAAAGAGATGGTCCTAACTGCTATATATGTGGTATAAAAACATCTTTCGATTTACATTATAACGATCCGGAATATCCAACAATAGAACATATAATACCTATAAAACTAGGTGGAACACACTCATGGCAAAATGTGAAAGTTGCATGCAGAGATTGTAATACCAAAAAATCTATAAAACCGTTAGAAGAATTTATGAAAGGTGGGGGTTAAATTGGCACAACGCAAACTTATGTCTCAGCAAAAAACAAGGCGAACCAAAGAAGTGCAAAACGAACGAGAACAAGCCGAACGAGCTATGAAAGAATTAGAGCCCTTACAAGAAGAACCACCACAATGGTTAGACGCATCAGCTAAAAAAGAGTGGGAACGTATTTTACCACGTATCAGAGAACTACCGGTTGCAGATTTAGATATGGCTCTGTTAGCTATGTATTGCCAAACATATAGTAACTATTTAAACGCTACTAAAGAGCTTGAAGAAGGTCTTGTGGTTGAAACTGAAAGAGGTACAAAATTGTCAAGTTATTATACGGTGCAGAGAGATAGCGTGAATACGATGAATTCGATCGCACCTAAATTAGGTTTGACAGTGGAATCACGTTTGAAAATTCTAGCTCCTAAAGAGAAGAAAGAAAATGAAGATCCATTCGAGGAGCTCATGAATGACTAGTTACGATGTAGTCACTGAATACGCCGTGAAAGTGGTTCAAGGCGACATATTGGCTAGTGAAAAAAACGTGAAAGCTTGTCAAAGACATTTAGATGACTTGAATAATAAAAAATCACCTTATCATTTCGACGCAGAAAAAGCTAACCATGTCATTAAATTTCTAGAATTACTGCCAGATCCAAAGTCTGGAAAACGATTGGAATTAGCGGGTTTTCAAAAGTTCATCGCAGGTAGTTTAAATGGTTGGAGAGATTCAGAGGGGTATAGGCGATTTACTAAAGCTTATATAAGCATGAGCCGTAAAAACGGTAAGACTTTAATTATTAGTGGACTTGCATTATATGAAGTGTTGATGGGCAAAGATCCTAAAAATGAACGTTTGATTGGTTTGAGTGCTAACAGTAGAGATCAAGCAGGTATAGCCTACGATATGGCGAAAGCTCAACTATCTTCGATGAGAAACGTATCTCCTAAAATAAAAAGCATAACTAAGGTTACCCCTAGTGCTAAAGAGATTTTAAATGTTAATGATAGAAGTAAAATAAAAGCTGTTTCTAATGAAGCAGCAAACTTAGAAGGTCACCAATTTAGTTATGCAATTATAGATGAATATCATGAAGCTAAAGATAAAAAGATTTATGACACTTTAAGACGTGGTCAAGTTCTGCTACACAATCCTAGTTTAATCATCATATCAACTGCAGGAACTAACATGAACGGTCCTATGTATGAAGAATACTTGTATATAAAAAAAGTGTTAGACGGAGATTCTAAAAATGAAAACTATTTTATATACTGTGCTGAACAGGATTCAGAAGAAGAAGTGCATGACACGTCTAGATGGATTAAGTCTAATCCACTAATGGAACTAGAGAGCATGCAAAATTTATTAGTAAAGAATATTAAACCAGAAGTGCAAGCATCTTTAGATAGTGGTAGCGGTATGAATGGGATTTTAATAAAAAACTTTAATATGTGGAGAGCTGCGTCAGAAGAATCTTACCTCGACTTTAATGACTGGAAAAAGAACGAAACAGAGTTTGACATTGACGGTACTAAAGTTTATATCGGTCTTGACTTATCCAGAGCCGATGACTTAACTGCAGTGTCTTTCATCCACTTAGATGAAGAGAGCCAACAATACTATGTAGACAGTCATTCGTTCGTTGGTACTAAAGGCGGTTTACAAGCGAAGATAGAGCGCGACTATATCGATTATCGGCAACTTGCTAATGACGGCTTTTGCACGATTACAGACTTATCAAGCGGTATTATTAACACAGATCAAGTGCTTGATTACATTGATGACTATGTTCAAAGCCACAATTTAGAAGTACAAGCAATCTGTTACGACCCTTATGCTATACATGGTGTTCTAGCAGAAATAGAACGTAGGGAATGGCACTTATATTATGACTTAATTGAAATAAGACAAGGACCGCAAACACTATCTAATCCAAACATGAGCTTTAGACTTAACGTAATCAATGGCGATATTAAACATGCTTACAATCCATTGCTAGATATAGCAATTAAGAATGCGGTCGCTAAAGATACAAACGACTCAATCATGATAGAAAAACGAATGAACCGTGAGAAGATAGATCCCCTCATGGCTACGATATTTGCATATGCAGAAGCTTGTGAATACGAGTGGAATGCAGACGTTAACATGCCACTGTTTATATAAGGAGGTGTATAAAGTGAATAAAATACTATACGCCTTATTGCTCGCTATCCTATTTATCGTAGGTGTTGCGAGTATTTTTTATGGCTTATTTATCTTTTGGAAACCGATAGCCTTTATTTTTATCGGTGTTGTATTAGTTGGTATTGCTTATTTACTCAACCAACTCTATACCGATGACTCTTCGGCAGAAAGGAGGGATAAATAATGCCGCTACTTGATTTAGGTTTTAATACAAAAGAACAACGGATGAACCGTGACCTAGAACGTATCTTATATTGGCAAGAACACGGTATGCATGCAAGTTTTACAGGTATTAATGCATTACGTAACAGTGATGTATTTACGGCAACACGTATCATCTCTGCTGATATTGCAAGTACACGTTTAAAAGTTAAAGGTCATGAATCGAACGTTGTTATGGATGATATCCTTAAATTGTTTAATGATAATCCAGACGGTCAGTTACCTGGTTGGCACTTTAAGTTCATTATCATCGCTAACATGCTTTTGAACGGTCAGTCGTTTGTTGAAATCGTGCGTGATAAAAATGGTTTCCCTACAAGTTTCTACTTCCTACATAATGATTTAGTAGGATTGGAAGAAGTGAATGGCGAAGTTATGTATAACGTCTCAGAAGACGCTCACGGCAACACAAAGCGTAAAACGGGCGACGATATACTACACTTCAGATACATCACGTTAGACGGATATACAGGCTACAGTCCGTTGTATGCGCTCATGCACGAGATTGGTATATCGCAAGGAAGTAAATCGTTCTTACGTAATTTCTTTGATAATGGTGGAACATCGACATCGGTACTCAAGTATAAAAAAGGTCAGATTAACGCCGAACAGTTGAAAGAGCTTAAAAAGAACTTTTCTGAAAGTCAATTAGCAAATAATGGTGGTTTAGTTGCTTTAGATGACACGATGGAATTTTCACGACTCCAAATTCCAACAGAAGTCTTGAACTTCTTAAATAGTTACAAATTCAGTACATCACAAGTTGCTAAAGCGTTCGGTCTACCTGTTTCTAAACTCGGTATCGAAACGGTTAATACATCAATCACACAAGCCAATTTAGAGTATCTACAAAGTACATTAGATCCAATCTTTAAGATGATGATTGCTGAGCTTGAGACGAAGATATTCAAAACAATTGGTAGTGATTATGAATTAGAATTCGATTCATCACGCTTAATTGATATTGATCCAGAATTGCAACTCAATCGTATATCTGAATTGCACAGTAAAGGGATTATCTCAACAGATGAAGCACGTAGCACATTTGGTTACCAACCGATCGATAGCGGTGACGAACCACTTGTCGACCTTAACCGTGCGCCATTGTCTGCGCTTAAAGATTATCAACAAGCTAAAATCAACAAACAAAATAGCGATATAGACGCCCTTAAAGGGGGTGATGAGAATGACTAACAGTAACGTTGACACTGGACAACAAGACATGGTCATTGAGGGATATGCCATATTATTTAACTCAATGAGTGATGATTTAGGTGGTTTTAAAGAAATTGTTTCGCCTGATGCGTTAGATGGCGTGGATGTGAGCGATGTGAAATGTTTAATTAATCACGACTTCAACTACGTCATCGGTCGTACACAAGCAGAGACATTAGAGCTTACAGTAGATGAGAAAGGGCTTTACTTTAAGTGTCACTTGCCTAATACAAGTTACGCCCGTGACATTTACGAAAACATTAAAGCAGGTAACGTTAATCAGTGCAGTTTCTTCTACACACTGCCTAATGATGAATCGGCACGAACGTGGTCGAATGAAGACGGCGAATACGTGCAAACCATTCATCAAATCGACCAACTCATTGAAGTGAGTATTGTGACTATCCCTGCTTACAAAGATACATCCGTTGAAGTTGGTCAACGTACCAAATCTTTAGAACGTTTTAAAGAATTGGAAAGTCTGAAAATCTCATTGCATTTAGACAGCCTTCGTTTAGACACGTAAGGCTATTTTTTATACCTAATTTTAGAAAAGGAGTGATTAAATGGCTGGCTTTAACGACTTGAAGAAAGAACTTCAAGACTTAATTAACCAAGCACAAGACGCAGTTAATAAAGGCGATTTAGAAACTGCGCGCAAGCTCAAAGCAGACATCGATGAACAGAAAAAGTCTTTGGAAGAACTAGAGTCTCTTTCTAAAGAAATCGATGAGATCGCACCAAATCAAGATGAGGAGGAATCAGACGTGGCCGAAGATAAACCAGAAAAACCAACATCTGAAGACACAACTGAATCTGAATCAGACGTAAAGGATGCGCCTGAACAGGAGCAACCGAAAGAAGTCAAAGAGGATGAAGAAAAAGACTCTGACGATGCTTCTGAAAGCGAATCTGATGAAGACAAATCAATCGAAAAGGTTGAAGAACCGACTGAAGAAGAGCTTGAAGAAGAGAAGAAAAAGAAACAAAAACAAGGAGGAAAACGCATGGCAAAATTACAAAAGAACCCAGAACAAGATCTTAAAATTCAAGGTTTTGAAGAGTACATGAAATCAAAAGGAGCTAAACGTGACAACGTTAAATCAGATGACGTTGGTGTAACGATTCCAGAAGAAATCAAGTACATTCCAGAAAAGGAAGTTAAAACAGTACAAGATTTATCTGAACTTGTTACTAAAACATCTGTTTCAACTGCAAGTGGTAAATATCCAATCTTAAAACGTGCGGACGACAAATTCCACACTGTTGATGAACTCGAAAAAAACCCAGAACTCGCTAAACCTAAATTCGAAACGGTTGCATGGGAAGTAGCGACTTATCGTGGTGCTATTCCAATTTCTCAAGAGGCACTCGATGACTCAATCGCTAACTTAACTCAAATCGTTCAAGATAATATCCAAGAACAAAAAGTGAATACTCTCAACGAAAAAATTGGAGACGTATTAAAACAATTCAATCCTACTACTGTTTCTGATGTTGATGACTTAAAAGCAATCACTAACGTTCAATTAGATCCTGGATACAACCGTCGTATTGTTTGTACTCAAAGCTTCTATCAAAAACTAGACACACTTAAAGATGGCAATGGACGTTACTTACTACAAGACAGCATTATTAACACTGCTGGCAACACTGTATTAGGTATGAACGTAACAGTAGTACGTGATGACTTATTAGGTAAAAACGGCGATGCAGTTGCATTCGTTGGCGATTTAGAACGTGCCGTATTATTCGCAGACCGTACTGATATTTCGGTTCAATGGATTGACAACGACATTTACGGTAAATACCTTATGGGCGCATTCCGTTTCGACGTTAAACAAGCCGACGCTAACGCTGGATATTTCGTAACATTCGAAGATGACGCGGCTACTGAAACGCCCTAACACGCCCCAAAATGTCGTAGTTAATGCAAACGCTAAGTCTGTATCTATTACGGCAGAATAGGGGTGATTAGTTGTTTGATATTAACGACAAAGATTCTGTTAAGAAAGCGATACGTGTAGACCATGACTTTGATGATGATTTAATCATGAACGTCTATGTACCCAGTGCGATCAATGAAGTCAAGGCTGCCGTATCGCTTGCAGATGAAGACCAAGCATTTTTCGAAGATAACGCATTGTTTAATTTAGCAGTATTAAATATTGTCGCGCACCACAACGATAATCGTTCAATCACGAGTAATGAACAATCATATGACGTACCCGCCTCATCTATGTCACTTATTCAAACGTTAAGAACAGATTTAGTTAAATGGAAACGGAGACGATTACTTGAATTTGAATAGTTTAGATTATCGTATTAGTTTCTACACAGATTTAGATGAGGGACCAGAAGCGGGCATGGGCGAGTTGCAAAACGTCTACAGTTGCTTTGCAGATATGTATGAGCCAACGCAAAAAGACGTACAACTTAACAATTTAGAAGTAAGTAAACGCTCTGTCACATTAAATATTAGAGATGCACAACCCCAATTCGTACCGACTGTGAATCAAGTGTTTGAAGTTCACAACGGTATGTATGCAGGGTTGTTTTTTAATATCAAAAATGTGTCGCCTGCAAAAACAAAAGGCTACGTCAAAATTGTGGGTGAAGAGCAATGAGTGTCACTCTAAAAGGCTATAAAGAGCTACAGAACGCTTTAGAACGGAAGTATGGTCAAACTGCGATGAGACGAATAACAGACGTTGCGCTTAAAAAAGGTGGACAGAAAGTCGTTGAAATCATCAAAAACAATATGCGTGTTTTTGAAGACACTGGAGAGTCTGTGAGAGAAACGACAATTTCTAAACCAATGACTATTGGTGGTGTAAGAGTCGTTAAAATTCACTGGCAAGGTCCTAAGCAACGTTATCGTATTATTCATTTAAATGAATTTGGCCACTTCGACCGTTCAGGTAAATGGGTGAACACCAAAGGAAAAGGTGTGATTGAACGTGCAATGCGTGAAGGACGTGAAGTCTATTTCAGAACCGTTAAAGACGAATTGAAACGCAGGGGGTGAGTCGATTGGAAGATATGATGATGAGAATCTATAAGCTCATGTTGGATAACGAGAAGATTATGAAAAGCGTCAATAAAAACGCTATTAAATTCTATGATTATCCAAACGCTCAAGAAATCACAGATGTAAGTATTGTTATTGATCCAATTGACACACCAAAGCCCGAAGACTTTGCGGACGATGACAATATGACTTACGAATATCTATTTCAAATAGATGTATTCGTTAAACAAAAATCTGGAATCAATGGTCGTCTGTTAGCAGATGACCTTATATTCCAAATTCAAAGAATGATGTGGGATGTACTTGGCTTTGGAGAGACAAGCTCAATCAAGCCAGAGTACATCAAAGATTTTAAAATCTATCATCAAGCCAAACGGTTTGAAGGTAAACAATATTACAAATTATAGGAGTGTTTATATATGGCAGAGAAGAACTACAGATCATTCACTGGTTTAACTGAGTTTTACTACATGACTCATGGCGGTGACGTACAAAAGGTATCAGACCCAGAACGTATTAAATATTTGCAAAAGATTTCAGTATCTAAAGATCAAGACATTGAGAAAGCTTACGGTGACAACCAAGTAGCAGAAATGGCAGTGTCTAACTCAACTATCGAAGTTGAAGCAGACTTCCACAAATTGCCTTTAGAAGACCGTGTAGCATTATTCGGTTTAGAACAAGCAGAAAATGGCATGGTTGCAGTTGGTAACGATACACCACCATATGTAGCCGTAATGTTTGCTAAAACTATGGAAGATGGTTCACGTGAATACGTAGGCTTACCAAAAGGCTTATTCACATTCCCTGAACTTGAAGGTAATACAAAAGAAGATGGTGTAGAATTCAGTTCTGACTCTTCTAAAGCTGAGTTCATGCAAGCTATAGTGGATGGCTTTGAAGATGAAAAATCTATGCTTATCGGACATGACGCTAAAGGTTCAACAGTGATGAAAGATGCAATTTGGTCTGCAATCTTTGGAGGCAAAGCACAAGACGATTCAGAAGATACTTCTGACGATACTGCAGAAGAAACAGAAACACCCTAACGCACCCCAAAATGTTGAAGTAACGACAGATAGTGCATCTGCTACCGTTTCAGCAGAATAGGGGCAAAATTGAACGAGGTGAATAGAGATGGCAGAAACACTTAATGTGTACAAAGGTGATGAGCTTGTTAAAAGCGCAGAATACGCAGACGGTCAAGCAACAGTCACGATTGATGGCTTAAATGCTAACAAGAGTTATAAAGCAGGTACTTATACTGTTACTCGTAAGAATGAAAATGGCGAGTCTGAAAAAGTGAAAGTACCTGGTTTTAAAACAAAACCTATTGCAGTAAGTGGCGTGACAGTTGAACCAACAACGATGTCACTTAATGTTGGCGAAGAAGGTGTATTAAAAGCTACAGTTACACCTTCTACGGCCACGAATAAATCTATTAGCTTAGCTTCATCTAATGAAGATGTAGCGACTGTAAATCAAAACGGCCACGTTACAGGTGTAGCACCTGGACAAGCTAACATTACTGTCACTACTGAAGATGGTAATAAAAAAGCAACAACTAAAGTAACGGTTAACCAACCACAAAGTGATTCAGACGAGTCACAAGAATAATTCTACTTGAGGGCGTTAAGCCCTCTTTTTATTTGCAAATAAAAAGAAGAAAACAAAGGAGTTTTTGTAATGGCAAAACGTAATTTTATTAAATTAGCTCAATTAGACGATAAAGGCGAAGTTAAATTAGATACAAACGGTAATCCAAAGGTAGAAACGTTTATTACACCTACTCATATCTCATTCCGTAAAATTTACGACGCATCTGATTTAATGGACGGTGGTCAAGATGAAAATAAATCATCTAAAGAAGCAATGGACGAAATGTTAGATATGGTTGTTGATATTTACGATAAACAATTCACTAAAGATGACTTATTAGACCGTCTACACGCACCAGATGCAGTTGAAGAGTTACAACAACAAATTGGCTTTATTGCAGAAGGTCAAATTGACGACGAGAGAAAAAAGCAACTAGCAAAAATGATCTAAAGGCAGTGAGTTGGAAAGAACATAAACAAAACATGAAAAAGCTCATGCTAACCATGATGAAAGAGGGCGATAAGGATATTAATCAGATACTTGATATGCCTTTCGCCCTTTTTATGGACTTGGTTGAAGAAAATACACAACCAGAAGAGCAAGAAAGTGAGAGCATGATTCAAGCGTTCATGTAATGACTTTATAAGCAAGGAGGTGGATTAATGGCTGAAAGAATTAAAGGTTTGCAGATTGACTTGTCCTTAAAGGATATGAACGTTGCGAAATCTTTGAGTGGCATTAAACGTGAATTCAGAGATTTGAACTCAACGATGAAGTTATCTGCGAACAATTTTAAATACACTGAAAAGTCCGCGTCATCTTATAAAACACGTCTCAATGACTTAGATAAAGGTATAAAGGCAGGTACTGCTAACTTAAAACAACTAGAAAAGCAATATAAAGAAGTATCAGAGGCTTCTGGCACTAATAGTGCTAAAGCAGTGCGCTTGCATACTGAATACAATAAACAAGCCGACGCAGTCAATCGTATGAGAGCCGAATATAGCAAGCTCAATAAAGTCTATCGTGAGAATTATACAGGTATGGGCATATTTGCAAACAAGATGGATAAAGTCGGCTCTGGTATGCAAAAAGCAGGTAATCAGATTACTAATGTAGGGCAATCGTTAAGTAGTAAGATTACTAAACCTGCGTTAGTTGCAGGGACTGCAATGGCAGGTATTACGGCTAAACTCGGTTTCGACCGTCTCGTTGGTTTAGACACGGCTAAAGCCAAATTAGAAGGTTTAGGTTATTCAACTAAAGAAGTCGGTACGATTACTGATCAAGTAACACACGCTATCAAGGGCGGAATGACAACAATGGCAGAAGGTACTGACGTTGCAGCAGGTGCCTTAGCCGCAGGTGTTAAACAAGGTAAAGATTTAGAACACTATATCAAATTAGTTGGTGACGCCGCAGTTGGTGCCAATCGTCCAGTTAGTGACATGGCGATGATTTTCAACCGCGTACAAGGGCAAGGTAAGTTAGCAACAGAAGAATTAAACATGGTTGAAGAAGGTATGCCAGGTTTTGCTAACGCAATGGCTAAACACCTAAATGTATCACAAGAAGAATTCAGAAACATGGTTACTGAAGGTAAAGTAAGTGCCAAAGAGTTTATGGATGTTATGGACGACTTCGCAGGTGGCATGGCAGGTGCCTATGCTAAAAGTTGGCAAGGTATGGTTCAAAATACTAAAGCCTATATCGGTATTATTGGCGAGAACTTGCTAAGTGGCGTGTTTAAAGAGTCTAAAAAGTCTCTGAATGAATTTGAAAAATTACTTAGCTCGCCTGGTGCGCAAAAATGGGCATCGGATACTGGTGAAACATTAGGTAACGCACTAACAAAGCTTGTTAACGGTATTAAAGGTGTTGTCAACTGGTGGCAAGGGCTTAATGGTTCAACGCAACACACTTTAGGTGGTATTGCTAAGTGGTTAGGTATTTTGCTTGTAACAACTGGTCCTGTATTAACCATTACAGGTAAACTTGTGACGTCATTTGGCAAAATGTTTAGTGGTGCTGCCACATTAACGAAAGGAATCATTCGTGCATCTGCATGGATGAAGAAATTCGGTTTACTTTCTAAAATATCTGCCGCCGCTCAAGGCATATGGAACGGTGTAGTTGCTACTGCTAGAGGTATTGCTAACGCATATAGATTTGCCGTAGCGGCTTTATCAACTTCTCAACTTGCGCAAAGTGTTAAGGCGAAAATAGCGGCAGTTGCACAAGGTATTTGGAATGGTGTTGTAAGTGCAGGTAGAGGTATCGCAAATGCTTATCGTTTTGCAGTTGCAGCACTAGCAACAGGACAAGTACAACAAGCTATTAAAACGAAACTAGCCGCCGTCGCAACAAAATTTTGGACAGGTGTTACAAAAGCGGCAACATTAGCAACAAAAGGATTAGGGCTAGCAATTAGATTTATGACAGGCCCTATTGGTATAGCGATTACTATCATCACTGCATTAGTAGCCGCAATTATTTATCTGTGGAAAAATAACAAAGGTTTTAGAGACTTTGTTATTAATGCGTGGACTAAAATTAAAGAAGTTGCAATATCAGTATTTGGTGCGATTAAAAATTTCATTTTAGGCACATGGAATTCTATTAAAACTGGAACGACGAATTCACTAAATGCGTTGAAGCGCGTGATAATCACGATTATCTCAATTTACGTCAAAGTTGTACGTACTTATTTCCGAATAATTAAGACAGTGATAGTAGGCACATGGAATGCGGTTAAGCGTGTTACGTCTGTTGTCTGGAATGCCATTAAAAAAGTAATAAGTGCGATAGTCGGCGGAATCGTCGGTAGTGTCAGACGACAATTCACTTTAATGCGCAAAATAATCACTACAATTTTCCACGGAATACGTGCTTTAGCGTCGAAAATTTGGCAGACGATACGCAATACGGTTGTAAACAAAGTTAAATCTTTAGTTAACGGTGTAAAACGTTTCTTTACTGCTTTAAGTAAATCAACACGTTCTATTTTTAATGCCATCGGTGGTTTCTTATCTAAAAAGTGGTCTCAAATTAAAAATCTCGTCGTAAATAAAGTCAAAGCCTTATTTAACGGTGTGAAAAATTGGTTTAACAAATTAGGTAAGAACACACGATCTATTATGAATAGTATCGGCGGTTATATGTCTAAAAAGTGGAATAGCATTAAGAATGGCACAGTCAATAAAGCAAAAGCCTTAGGCAGTGGAGTCAAAGGCGCATGGTCTCGATTGAGTAAAAGTACGCATAGCACAATGAATTCCGTTGGTGGCTTTATGTCTAAAAAGTGGGGCAGTATTAAGAGTAATACAGTCAAACTTGCAAACGGATTGAAATCGGGCGTTACTGGCGCCATGAGTAAGATGAAAGGTACACTTAGTGGAATCATCGGTAAGGTTAAAGGACTTTTTGGCAGCATGGTTAAAAGTGTTGCTAATGGTTTAAATAAACTTATCAAAGGTGTTAACTGGGTAGGCGATAAACTCGGTATGGATAAGTTGCCAGAACTCAAGTTATCTACTGGTACAACGCACACGACAACTCACAACGTCGTAACAAACGGTAAAGTGAATCGTGATACATTTGCTACTGTAGGTGACCGTGGCCGTGGAAATGGTCCACGTGGCTTTAGACATGAGATGATTCGCTATCCAAATGGTAAGACGGCACTCACACCGAACAGAGATACGACAACATTCTTACCTAAAGGCTCATCAGTCATTAACGGTAAGCAAACGCATAGCATCTTGAGTAATCTACCTAAGTTCGCAAGTGGTACTTCGAAGAAAAATTTTGTACAGGCCATGGGAGATAAAGCGGGTAAATTCTTCTCAAACCCTAAAAAGCAAAGTAAAAATGCACTAGATACTATTGGAGGCAAGAGTAAAGAGGCGCTTGAATGGGGCGAAAGTAAAGTCGACCAAATTAAATCTACGGCTGGTAAAGGCATCGACTGGTTGAAGAAAACTGTTGGCGACATCGAGGATTATGTAGAACATCCAGGTAAACTGTTAGATAAAGTATTCCAAGCTTTTGGTGTCAATATGAATGCGTTCGGCATTCCGAAACTTGCTAGTCTACCACATGATATGATGGCTGCAATGTTTAAAAAAATTAAAAATGCCGCAATTTCCTTCATTAGTGACGCTCTCGATGACTTTGGCGGTGGAGAAGGTTCCAATCCGTTTGCAGGTAATAAAAACTTCCACTGGGTGCGAGGTTGGTCGCCTTCAGGACACGCTGGCATTGATTATTCCGCTAACATAGGAACTCGTATTCCATCTACTATCAACGGTAAAGTTATTAAAGCATGGCACTCCCCATGGGGTGGCGGTAATGAGACTCAAGTATATGATGGAAATAAATACACTCACATATTTATGCACCAGTCACGTCAAAAAGCGAAGACAGGGCAGCGTGTAAAAGAAGGACAAACAATCGGTTATGTTGGTAGTACAGGTAACTCTACTGGTCCCCACGTCCACTGGCAGGTCAATAAAGGAAAAGGTTTCTTAAATAATCACCCAGACTCAATTAACCCGTTAGAGTGGGTGAAGAAGGCTGCTAAAGGCGGTAAAGTAGGTGGCTCGGGTTCAGCTAATGCTCGTGCAGCAATAAAACGTGCGCAATCTATACTCGGTGGAAGATATAAATCGAGTTATATTACTGAACAGATGATGCGTGTTGCTAAACGCGAATCTAACTTCACAGCAGATGCCCAAAACAACTGGGATAGTAACGCTCAAGCAGGCACACCATCAAAAGGTATGTTCCAAATGATTGTGCCGTCATTCAAAGCATATGCTAAGCCAGGACACAGAAATATCCTTAACCCTACTGACGAAGCAATCTCTGCGATGCGCTATATTGTAGGTAAATGGGTACCAATTATGGGTAGTTGGAGAAGTGCTTTCAAACGTGCAGGTGACTACGCTTATAAAACAGGTGGCATGATTACAAATAATGGTTTATACAACCTTGCAGACGGTGGTTACCCCGAATTTGTAATCCCTACTGACCCTGCTCGACAATCTGATGCTATGAAATTACTTGCTATTGCGGCAGAACAAATCGGTGGCGACACTGCAGGTAATAAGCGTCCTAAACAACTACGTAGCCCTAACAATTTAGGCGGTAGCGACGATCAAGAAGTGGTTAATATGCTTGCACGACAATTAGAAGCTACACAACAACAAGTTGACCTACTCACACAACTCGTAGCAAGCTCAAGACGTATCGAAGAGCAACCTAAAGGATTTAATGAACGTGAAGTAAGTAAAGCACAAGGTAAACGTGCGCGAATGATGGCATACAATATGGGAGGTGCTTTCTAGTTTGAAAAAGGAAGTTAGGATATTTAATGATAACTTTGATATTAAATTGACTGACACACCCAATTTGCTATTTTTAGACCATATAGAAGAAGATGTGGAAGTGAACGCAAATACAATTGAAATCAATGGTATTGATGGTGTGCTGATGGGACCGACTACGTTCGGTCCTTTTAATTTGGTTTTAAATTTTTCTTTCAAAGGTTTAGATACTAGAGATTTAAGGTTATATAAGCAAAAATTAAGAAACATTCTTTATAAACGAGAACCTTATTACGTTTGGCATAGTGATGCTCCTGGTAAGAAATATGCAGTTTATTGTGATAGTAGTGAAAATGAAGATTTAACAAATTCATTCGCTACATTCAAAATTACTTTTATAGTGTTTAAAGGGTATTCAGAGTCATTGAAAGACACTAGTGAGTTCAGTTTATCAAGTGGTGATTGGCAATTTGAAACTGGCATACTGGACAATGATGAAATTAAATATACTCACGACACAACAGGTTTTCAAATTTATAACGGTTCATCAGATACAATTAATCCGTTGTTCAGACACCAATTTAAGTTGTTAATAAATATTGATGCGCCTAAAGGTTTTAAAATAACTAATAAGACAACAGGTGATGTTTTCGAATATAAGAAAGGTATCAAAAAAATAGGCAATTAGTTATAAACGGAGTCCACCCTTTTATCAACAAAAAACGTGTTGGTATTGAAACTAATTGGCAATGGCTCACATTAGCGAAAGGGTTTAACGATATAGAGATAACCGGAGAAGGTATAGAAGAAGTTAAAACACAATGGATATTCCCGTTCATATATAGGTAGGTGAATGAATTGAAAGACTTGATAATAAAAAATAGAAAAGGCACATTTGGCGAAATTATTAGCGACTATGATTTCGGTTCATTCAAATACGAATATGAAAAAAATAACGAACGTTCCATTAGTTTTACAATATATAAGACAACTTCTAATGCTGATATTTTTGATGCATTATTAAATGAAATGGTGATACTTTGGCAAGGTCAAGAGTATATAATCAAATCCACAGCAATTAAATATGACGGGGCAATGGTAACAAATGAAATTACTGCAAAACATATATTCATGGAATTCCAAAATCATTATATTCACAAGGATTTAGAGAATGAGGAATTAAACAACGAAGAAACAACAAACGAAGAGAACAAGCCAACCATGACGTTAGGACAATATTTAGAATTTGGTTTTAAAGGTAATAAAATTGGTTTCAGCTATGAAATTATCGGTAAGTTTCCAGAACGTGTAACTATCGATGAACTTGGAGATAAAAATGGAATGGAATTTTTAACAGAAGGCGCTGAACTATTTAACTATATCTATTTTGCTGACAATAAAAAGATTTATATTTATAACGAAAAATCATTTTATAAACAATCTGATTTGCCATTAATTTATAAATACAATTCAAGTGAAGTCCAAGCTACAACTACCACAACAGACATTAGAACTTATATTCAAGGATATGGAAAGAAAAAAACAAAATCCGAAACTAAAAACTACAATCCAATAAAACCTAAAAATCTTCAGTATTCAGGTGAATTTATCAAAGATGGTACCTGGAGAACTGAAAGTGTTGGCGCTAGTTATACAAAAACATTTAATTGTAAGTGGGGTAACGAAACACTTGAATGGACGCTGAAGAAAATGGCTAAAGGTGGCGTATTAGATGTTTATTTAGATAATGAACACATAGGCAGATATGAATGTTATAGCAAAACTGCAACATCTGAAAAGATCATAATAAGACGTGGGTTAACGAAAGGCACTCATACATTCAAAGCTATTTTTAGAGGTGCAAAAAAAGGTGTAGATTACAAAAAATCTAAACCTTGTATGTACGTAGGTACTGAGAAATCAACAGTGCTAAATTTAACCGCTATATTAAAGGGGTCTGATGTCTATCATGCGTACGCTGAATATAAATCTCCGAACTACGATACTTTCGGCTTTTCGGAAGCTCCTACTGTCTTTGATGATAATGTGTTAAACAAAGAAGAATTATTGAAAAAATTAAAGTCGGAATTGAACGATGAACCTACAGTTGAAGTTTCTACCAATTATTTAGGTAGTACCGAAAACAAACATTATATCAATAACGGTGATATTAAGGAGAACAACACAATACGATTTATTCACCAACCATTAGGATATAACCTTGATTTAAAAGTAGTGAAAATAACTGAATCTCACCCTTATTTAAATAAACCAGTAGAAGTGGACTTTAGCAATTCACCGACAGACATCATTAAAATTCAACAGAATATAAACAGAAACATAAAGAAAGTAAATAATTTAGTTAAAGGTAGTTCGCTTAGCGATAAAGCGCTTTCTGAAACAGATAACTATTCAGAAGTTGTGGGGGTGACATTATTAGATGAGTAGAGAGATAAGCCATCGGTATTTAAAAGATAGAAATGGGGATACCTATTTCCCGGTAACACATATAGATGCAATAGAAGGGTTGGAAGTAGAAGGAGAAAACAACCCGTTTATCAACATTGCTGAAAAAGTAGAACAACTAAATAAGATGATAGAAAAACAAAAAACAAGCTTAGAGTTGTTAGATACAGCGATGAAAGATATGGTAGGCGATAGTGGCTGGGTGGATATTTCTATACCTACTAATATGAAAAACAATGCGGTGAGTACTGGTTTTAAATCAAGTATTAGAGAGGTTAGCGTAGGTAACCGTTCAATGGCACATTATTTTATAATACGTTCAATTAGATTGAATGTATCTAATATTACAGGCTCTAGTATGCAAATAGCTCAACTACCTACAGGATTTGTTACTGATAACCAATCTTTCTTGGCTAGACAAAATGGCAACAGGTCTCCAGTAACAGTTGAATGTTTAAAAGATGGTAAGGTCATGGCTTATATCCACCCTAACGACCAATCCAAAAATAATTGGATTTATCAAGAGTATACTTGGTTAGAATAAAAGGGAGTGACAAAATGAAGTTAAAAAAGGATTATCCAATTGATATAGGGCAAGAGTGGCGTTATAAAACAATCTTTAATTTTAAAACAATTGAAAACGTTTATCAAAATATTATAGATATATTAGAGCGTCACAAAACAAATGAAAAACATGCACACAACGCTAAACAAATCGATTACAAACTTACAAACGTTCACGATGAATTAACTTATCAAGACGGTCGTATTGAGGGCTTGGTGGTCGGTCATAACGGTAACGGCATAGAAGAACTTAAAGATAGCAGAACGGCGATAGATGGTACTAACCACCCTTTACTATCTAAACGTTTAAAATACGACTTCGAAATCATCAAAAACAAAATAGAAGAAAACTTCAATTTTCTCAACAAGAAGATTGAACGCATTGTAAACGTGAATGATTACGGTGCAGACCCAACGGGCGAGCAAGATTCTACTCAAGCTTTTAAAGATGCTGCAAGAGATGGGAATGTCCATGTTCACATGACAGCAGGCACGTATAAAGTAACTGGAATTAAACTACCTAACAACACTGTATTATCAGGTGAAGGTAAAGATATTACTACAATTAAATTCGCGGATGAAACACCTGCTGAGAACATTGTAATTACTAATGAAGATATGTCAGGCAATGCTCACAACATCGGCATTAAAGATTTTACAGTTAATGGTAATAAGTGGAGACAAGACAAAACACTTAAAGCTTCAGGAGGATCATTATCTTCTAATGTTAGGTTTGCAGGGGTTAAGCACGGATTTGCAAGTAATGTAAAATCAGTAGATGCATTACTACATGGTTTTGACGTAACTTACGCTAGTGATGCTTATTTTTATGAAGGTGATGGCATAAGAGTAAATGAAGAATTGGAAAGTAAATACATTCACATTGATAATTGTGAAACGAGTGGCTTTGGTGATGATGGTATTACTACCCACCATTCAAGATATTTATTACTTACAAACAACTATTCACATCATGCTACAGGTGGCGGTAATAATAACGGTATTGAAATTGATGACGGTTCACAACATGTAATGCTAGATAATAACATTACTGAAATGAACTATGGCGGTATAGAGGTTAAAGCTCATGCTCCTGCATCAGCTCCTAATAACGTTTTAATCAGTAACCACATGAGTATACATGATTCACGTGCTTATAACTTAAGACATATCGGGCATCACAGAGCTGGAGACCCTAAATCTAAAACAGCTCACAGCTTAGTATTAAACAACTGTACAGCAATTGAGCCTTACGACAATAAAGTTTATCCAAACACATCACCACGTGCTTTAGTTATATCAGCATATAGAAATGTACAAGTTAATAACTTCAGTGCAGTTGGTGATGGTAAATTCACAGCAGGGATGCCTGCTATAGCTGTTCAATTCATGAGTGAAAACATCATGTTAAACGGTATTAACGTTACAGGATTCAAGAACTCACAAGCAGATATAAAAATATTTGGTGGAGCTAACAGAGGTAAAAAGATTACTTTAAGTAACATAAACATTTGGAACTCTTCTCAAAACAGAGGTATTGCTGGTGGTGGAAGAATATATGATTTCCGAGTTATTAACGCTAATTTACAAGGACAAGGAACTGGTAACGGACTAGAGTTATACAACAACACAGCAGAGATTGTTGGAGTCAATGCAGAGAATTATAATAATGCTGCATATATCACTAATAAAGCTTATAGAGTTGTACCTACCGCAGTTAAAGGTGGATTCAGTGGTGGTTCGACTGGTTCGGCTGCAATTTCACAACGTTCAGCAGTAATCGCTTCAACTGGCGGTTCTTTTGCAAATAGCGACCGTTCTTGGCTAGCAGGCGTAGGTGCAGGTTCTAAAGCATATGGCTCTCGTAGTTCAGTTATGAACTCTTTGGAATCAGAAACGTCTCAAGGCTACTATGCACAAACGATTGTCAACTCTCGCGGTGTAAAAACGAAAGATAATTATATGTTTGCAATGGGTTATGGTACTGATGGTGCTAAATATGAGAATACTAAATTCCAAGTTAAAGGTACATCAGGGACAGTAAAAGCAAAAGGCACTATTACAGCAGGTAATGATTTTGGTGACTATGCTGAGTATTTTGAGTCTCAGTCAGGGCAAGAAATACCTAATGGTTATCTAGTTACATTAGATGGTAGATATATCAGAAAAGCTAACAGTAATGATGTTCCAATTGGAGTTATCTCAGGTACAGCAGGAGTAATTTTAGGGGATGCAATGTTCCATCATAAAGATAAATTCTTAAAAGATGAGTTTGGTGTAACACTTACTCAGACTGAAACTAAAGAATGGCAAGACGATGAGGGCAATTGGTATTCAGAAGAAGTAGAAGTTCCTATTCCTAATCCTGATTGGGAAGAATCAGATGGTGAGTATCTTGATCGTGCTAGTCGTCCTGAATGGAACGTAGTAGGTCTAATGGGGCAAGTGTTTACTAGAATTGATTCATCAGTACAGGCTAACGACTATATCAAAGCTGATAAAGGTATCGGTACAAAAGATAATCAGAACGGTTCTTATAGAGTTTTGGAGATTACTACACCGTATGACATCGAAAAAGGGTACGGCGTTGCAGTCGTATTAATAAAATAAGGAGTGATAGCGTGAATAACGGAATAGATAAAAAAGCCTTATTTAAATTAAAATCTGAGCCTTATTTAAAACCAATCTCTGATTTAGGGGTTGGTTTTTATAATTTAGATGAAAACACAGCGATATTAAGATTTCAATTAAGCAATTCAAAAGGACCTTTATTAATCCATGAAAACAACCTAACAGCATATGCTTATTTTGAGTCAAGTAATGGTAGTGCGTCAGATGTAATCGAACTAGAAATTGAAGACCCGTTTAACGGTATTGTAACAGTTACTTTAGATAAAGATTTTTTACAAGCTAGCACATCTACAAAAGTTAAAGGGCAAGTTTATATCGGAGTTAATAACGTAGAGGGAAATCCTGAATATAATGAAGTTGCTGTATTTAGAGAATTTACTTTTGAAGTTGCAGATGCATTAATTAATAAAATTTCTTCATTCACTAAAATTGAAAACATCCGCATGTTTGACCAATTAAAAATGCATGTTGAACAAAGAGTAAAAGACATTGAAGAAGCTATAGCTAATGGTGAAGATTATGTAGCGGAAATGAAGTCAGTATTACAAGAAGGTATTGAAACGCTTAACGAAATAGTTGCTGATGGTAAATCAGATATTCAAACATACATTGCTCAAGCTAAAACTGATTTAACTAAAGTTAGAGATGATGCTACAGAAGATATAACTACTACAGCTAACAATGCTAAAACAAGTGTTCAAGATACTGCTGATAGTGCAGTTAATAAAATAAATTCTGCATCTACTGAAGCCACTGAGCATGTAGATGCAAAGGTTACTGAGTTTAATCAAACAGTAGAAGATAATGAGTTCCTTTCTCCTCAAATGTTGGATGAAGAATTAGGGAATTTAGACTGGCAGAAGTATAAACTCACCGAAGATGACGGGACTATAAAATATTATCCAAAAGGAACTATAGAAGATGTAACAGAACTCCCTGCAGGATTATATGAAACAGTTTCAGATGATGATGCAACAGACCAAGGAATTCCATTAGATAACAGTTATGTACAAATTAAAGTATGGGAGGCAGGAAGAGGGCGCAAAGAAATAGAACTCACTTCTACTTTCAACTCTGAAAAATATTTCAGATTGATTCACACAGACGGCACTAAAGACTCTGGGTGGCAGAAAATAAGCAACAACCAAAGCGACACTGGTTGGATACCATTCACAATTATTAATGGCGGTCGAACTAATACTGATTATGGTTATGGTGAATCTCGTAATGGTTACGGGTGTTCTTATAGAGTTATCACAATTGGTTCTATGACACAAAAATTTGTAAGAGTAAATGCTAACAACGTTGTTCATAACCAATATATAGCTCAATTGCCTGCTAATATCACTAAGAGCCCTCAAGTCGGATATATCAGAGCACCATTAGCTCATAATGGTACAAGTATAATTGTAGAGAATGACGGTTCAGTTAGGTTGTATATAGCTAACGAAGATCAATGGGAAAAATCTGATGAAAAATATATTTATGGAACAATCAGTTGGGTAGAATAGGAGGTTGATATAAATGTTTAAACAAGTATTTTTATACGATGGAACACCTTATTTAGCTTTCAGAAGTGCAGATGGAGAGTATGATTATCCCGATGATGAATGGACTGAAACGCCGCCACCCGAAGGCATTTATAGTCCTTTTTATTTTAACGGTAATGAGTGGATAGGTGCTACTCATGAAGAATGGTTAGAGAGTTCGTCTGAAGATGAAGAACCTCAACCACCAAGCCAATCCATATTACAAATGGCACAAACACAAATGCAAGTCGCAGAAAGTGCTTACCAATTACGAGACACACAAAAGAAGTTAGCTTCAACTATGTTAGATAATGCCGAGAAAGATAAAAAAATTAAAAAATTAGAACAACAGCAAGCACAAGTATTATTAGAGTTAGCTGAAATTAAAGGAGGAGAATAATATGTTTCCAGGATTCGATAATATCAAATATTTTTACGATAGAAAGTGCTACACAAATTCACAAGTTAAAAGATTTGTAGAGTTAGAATGTATTACTAAAGAGCAATATACGGAGATTACAGGAGAAGAATATCCAGAAGAACCACAAGCTTAGGCTTGTGGTTTTTATCTAGATGGAAGTAGGTGAACACATGAATGAACAGTTTACAATACGCGATAAACTAGCCACATTATCTTTAATTGGGTTAGGCGTTTTTGTAGATATACGAGGCTTCTACTGGTTCATAAGCCCCGAAAGAGTAATCGAAGAAAGTGCTTTTTACCAAGCGTTAAACGACGTTATGCCTATTTGGATTTGGGGTTTGTTACTGCTTATTTTCGGCACTTGTCTAGTTTTCTCAAGTTTATTTTTCGGCAAACGATCTGTGAATAATATTTCGGATTATTTTATGTTAATAGGTGGTCTAGGGAGCTCTATCATACACTTCTTAATGTCGTCGGCAGCTGTATATAATGCGATTAATTGGATAACGCCAGCACAATTGATCGCTATCACAGCATGGCTTGGCTTTGTCGGCTTTTTAGGTGGTTTAGGTATTTATGGACGAAAATAAATACGTATTAAGACACGAGTGGGAAAGATCAAGAGGCAAGATAAACGAACGCATAAACGAAGTGGATAAGAAACACACAGACAACTTTAATGGTTTGTTGAATAAAGTAGATAGACAGACATTGCTGCAAGAAAAATCTTTCGAGTCACAAGCTAGGTCAGAAAAACACTTAGAAAAAATGAGTGAATCATTATCAACGGTAGGAACTAGAGTTACTGATTTAGAATACGCAACAAAAGATCATGAAAAAGAAATTAAAGATCTACGAGGAACTGTAGAAGCAGAAGCAAAAGGAAACAGAGAAGTTATCGGTTACTGGTTGGGATTTGCAGGGGTTGTATTAGTCCCACTTATCTCTTTAGTAGGACACATCTTCTTTAAATAAGTCGGCACATATGTGTCGGCTTTTTATTTTGTTTGGAGGTTCTTAAATGAAAGGTATAAATTGGAAAGTACGTTTTAAGAAGAAATCGTTTTGGGTGGCTATCGTTTCGGCGATAATCCTTTTTGTTAACAATATAACGCAAGCATTAGGATTAAACTATACAGAACAACTGGAACAATTTAGTGATGGCATCAATGGGTTATTAGCTGTATTAGTCACATTTGGAGTGATACAAGACCCTACTACGAAAGGGTTAAAAGATAGCGGTATTACACAGACTTACACAAAACCACGTGATGAAAATATTGATCCAGTTGAATATCAGAAAGTGGTTAGTGATGATGCTATTACACCAGAACGAAAAGAATTAACGCCTACAGAGTTTGATACATCTGAACCGTTCACTGACGATACTGACGAAGTTGAGTTTGATGTCGCTGATTATGATTATGATGAAGAATTGAAACGTGGTGCAAGTCGTTACCACGACGATGAAGTGTTGAAGGAGAGTGAAGAAGATGGTCGCTAAATTAACACAAAAAGAAGCAGTCGCATATATTAAATCATTAGAAGGTAAGGGTTGGGACTTCGACGGTGCTTATGGGTTAACAACTGCATAGCCCATATAAAATCTTGTGAATTGCTGGGAAACCTAAGTGCTATCGCATATGGCAATCAGCAGCGAAGCCTACATGGTAACAGTGTAGGAACGTTCAACGACTAAGTATCGTCAATTGACGGACAGCGCAAGACATTTTTAAGGTATTGATGTTTAAGGATAGAATATGATATATTAAATGCGGATAGTTAGTATATTGAAACATATATAACTCCCCACCCCTGATATATATATAGTTTGTTGAGTTTTTAGATTGGTATCTTAGCCCTTACCATTTGAGACGTATGGCGTGTTTGGTTTATAAATCGAATGCCCATACGTCTATTTATTATGCTTTGAAAATGATGATATAGTCTAGTCTCATGTGAAAGCATGAGGTTTCTTTTTATAGAAACTATTTAATGTTATACAAGTGCATTAAGAAATGAGTGCATGGAAAGGCATTAAATAAAATATATTACGGGCAGTGTTTTGATTTAGCCAATGTCTATTGGGCTAAACTGTTTGGACATGGATTAAGAGGCACAGGAGCGGCTGATATTCCTTTCCAAAACGACTTTACAAATGAAGCTCACGTTTACAACAATACGCAAAGCTTTTTAGCAAAACCTGGCGACGTGGTTGTATTCCCTAGAACATTTGGCGGGGGATACGGTCATGTCGCTGTTGTTATATCTGCAACCTTAAACGCAATTACTGTCATCGAACAGAATTGGGTTGGAGGCGGTCTTAGTAAGACTGAAGTAGCTACTCGTCGTACTCATAACTATGAATTTCCAATGTGGTTCATTCGACCATTCTATAAAAAGACTAATGTTGCAAAAAGCACACAATCTGCGACAGTTACGAAGAAAAAAGCAACATCTAAGAAACGTAAAATGAAATCTTTGAAATACATCAGAGATGAAGTGAAAGGGTATCGCTTACCTAATCGTGGTTACAAGCCTAAAGGCGTAGTTTTACACAACGATGCAGGTAGTGTTTACGCTACTGCAGAAAGTTATCATAATGGACTAGTCAATGCCCCTGAATCACGACTAGAAGCAGGGATAGCACATAGTTATATTAGTGGTAATACAGTATGGCAAGCGTTACCAGAGTCGCGTATTGGTTGGCATACGGCAAATGCGGTAGGTAATAAAGATTATTATGGCATTGAGATATGTCAGTCAATTGGCGCTAGCGACAAGGTATTTTTAGCTAACGAACAATCTGCTTTCCAAGAAGCGGCGAGAATGCTTAAAAAGTGGGGCTTACCTGCTAATCGTAATACAGTGCGATTACATGTTGAATTTTCATCCACAAGTTGTCCACACCGTTCTGCTAAGTTACACACAGGCTATGACCCTGTAACACAAGGTCTATTACCTAAAGCTAAACAACTACAACTTAAAGATTACTTTATCAAGCAGATTAGATCATACATGGACGGTAAAGTGCCAGTTGCTACAGTTAAAAAATCTACTAGCTCGGCTAGTAATACTAAATCGACTGTTGCAGGCGCATGGAAAAAGAATAACTATGGTACTTATTATATGAAGGAAAAAGCGAGATTTGTGAATGGTAATCAACCAATCATCGCACGTACAACTGGACCTTTCAGAAGTTGTCCATATGCTTATGACTTCCAACCTGGTGGATATTGTGATTATGACGAGGTAATGTTGCAAGATAAACATGTATGGATTGGCTATGATTGGAAAGGTAAACGTTATTATCTTCCTATTAGAAAATGGGATGGAACGCCTCCTCCTTCACATTCAGTTGGAAGTTTATGGGGAACTATAAGCTAATCTATGTTATAATATAAGTATATTTGAATTATAAAACACTAAAATTTCTTTCCACTATGTAATCATACGAGGAATTTTGATGTAATAGATTTGATAGCTTTATCCGCATCTTAATTAGGGCAGGCGCTAATGTGCTTGCCCTATTTTTTATGTAATATTTTAAATAAAACACTTGTATAATGAACAATTGTTTAGTATAATTATATTTGTAAGTTAGTTAATGACTTACAAATTATGTGTAAGGAGGTGAAAGCCTCATGCTAGACATAATAAAAACACTCCTAGAATATCCAGTATTGGCAGTACTGATAATTCCAGGAGTCATAAAACAACTCAGAAAATGGCATCTCGGTTATCTAGACCGAAAGCCAAACAGCAAAGATTGAAATTATGTTTGGAGCCTTAGGGCTCCTCCTTACACTTATATATTATAACATTATTTGGAGGTTTTCAAATATGACGTGGCAAATGTATTTATCGTTGTTTATATTAAGCCTACCATTATTACTATTCATAGGAAGAAAAACGCATTTTTATTATTTAGATAAAAAGAATGGACGTAGATAACATGAGTGAATACAAATTAAAAATAATTGAATTGATCGAAAGTGATATAACAGGGTATCAGATTTATAAAGAAACTGGCGTCGCCCAATACGTACTATCACAATTAAGACAGGGTAAGCGTAAAGTTGATAATTTAACTTTAAACACTACTGAAAAGCTATATGAATACGCAAAAGCCCACCTAAATGAATAGGTGGGTATTATTATGTTTTGGGTCCCTAAAAAGTCCCTTCGATGCAAAACAAAGTAAGCCTAAAAACACTACTTGGAATTGGAAAGGGCATATTCATTAAATTTACAAGAAGAATAAAAAGTAGTATATAATAAATTTAGAGGAGGGATAATTATGGGAGAGAAAGATATTAGACAATTAGCAGATGAGTTCAGAGAAGAAAACCGAATCTTTAATATGAAAAATATAGTTAAAAACTTGGAGTATTGCATTGAATCTATTGGAATTAAAGTCTTTTATAGCGATATGTCTGCATTTGATTATCCTGATTCTGTAAGTGGTTATACTAGAGTAAATGATAATAATGAACCTGAAATCGTAGTGAATTCTAACCATGTTGAAGGTAGAAGAAGATTTACAATGGCTCATGAATTAGGACACATATTATTCCATTGGAATTGGCCTAAAAAAAAGTTGAATAAAAATGAAGTCAGCATTTTATATAGAAATGAAAACAGTGAACAAAGTGATAATATAGTCGAGCAAGAAGCCAACGAATTTGCAGCGCAATTACTTTTACCATTAAATATAATCGAAAAAGCATTACCTAAACCAATTGATCAATATAACGATATTGAGTTTAGAAATTTGATAGCCAATGTATCTAAAAATTTTAATGTAACAAAGCCATTCGCTAGAAGACAATTGGAAAAATTAAGGAAGGTAAGCTAATGAGTGATGAAGAGTTTATAAATAAATTGAAGAGTGAACTTAGTAAAAATACCAAAGAAAATGTAGAAGAATACTCTGAAAATGAAATAGACAAAGTTAATTTAGATTCAAAAAATATATTCGATAGTTTTAAAGATAGTCAAACTTATCAAAAAGAAATAAGAAATTCAGTTATTACTCAATTACGTTTTAAAGATAAATGGAGAAAGAGAGCTATTTGGGGTTTTATTATTCTAACAATCGTTCTTTTAATAAATTTATTAGTGCTTGTGTATGGTTTTTCACAGAAAATTGATGTAAAGATCATTATTTTATTTATGTCTTTGACCTTTGTCCATACTTTTACAATAATTTATTTTCTTTTCAAGTATATATTTAGTTCTACCGATGAACTTATCAAGCACAACAAAAATAATAATGCCTAAGCCGTACCGTATCTTAATAGGTACGGTTATTTTTTATGCGTAATTTTCGAAAACACAAACCACGCTCATAAAGAACGTGGTTTTTTATGTGAGGGACTCGGGTCCCTAAAAAGTCCCTAAAAATTCGCTTTATATGGTGTGTAATTGACACTTAAATATAAAAGAACCCCGTCACGACGGGGTTCTTGATTTTGAAAAGTATTCAATTTAAACCAATAAATCTCCTCGAAGGGAATCGAACCCCTATCTTAAGAACCGGAATCTTACGTGTTATCCATTACACTACGAGGAGTCAGTTAAATTTGCGACACTCTTAGTTTACAAATGTTGAGAGAATAGGTCAATATAATAATAGTAACTTGAATCATGCAGGTGTATTACTTTTGACCATGTTTGACTTTTAGGTTAAAATGATTACAGTATTTAGAATCAAGGAGGCAATTACGAATGAATTTAATTCCTACAGTGATAGAAACAACAAACCGTGGCGAACGTGCGTATGACATTTATTCACGTCTGTTAAAAGACCGTATCATCATGTTAGGTTCTGCTATTGACGATAACGTAGCAAACTCAATCGTTTCACAATTATTATTCTTACAAGCACAAGATGCGGATAAAGATATCTACTTATATATCAACTCACCAGGTGGAAGTGTGTCAGCTGGTTTCGCAATTTATGACACAATTCAACATATCAAACCAGATGTTCAAACTATCTGTGTAGGTATGGCAGCTTCAATGGGCTCATTCTTACTTGCAGCTGGTGCAAAAGGTAAACGTTACGCATTACCAAACGCTGAAGTAATGATTCACCAACCACTCGGCGGTGCGCAAGGTCAAGCGACTGAAATCGAAATCGCTGCTAACCATATCTTGAAGACACGTGCTAAATTAAACAAAATCTTAGCTGAACGTACAGGTCAATCTATTGATCAAATCGAAAAAGATACAGATCGCGATAACTTCTTATCAGCAGATGAAGCGAAAGACTATGGCTTAATCGATGAAGTTATGCAACCAGAAGAATAGTAAAGTATAAATAAAGTGCCGACTCTCGAGTCGGCACTATTTTTTGGCTTTATTCTGCTGTCTCTCTTCATATAATTTCTTTCTTATAGCGATAGCATATACGACGAGCATACCAGTAATTAGAATTCCACTAGCTCCTGCTAATATTTTAGCTACTATAGATTCTTTGAATAAAAGTACGTGAATAACTTGGTAGTAGAAATAAAGCCACACGGGTGTTAACGCTAAAGTAATAGCCACTAGATTTCGTGGTGACTGAGGTTGTTGATTTGGATATTTGTTCATAGTTCTACCTCCATCTCTCTACATCTACTATGCTACAGAAAGTATTGATAAGATTAAAGGTAATATAAGCGATTATTCTTATCCTTGCGATTTAGACCAATTGTTTTACTTTTAGCTTACTGTTCTTCATACGGTGATTCTGATTGAGTTTGGTTATTGTCGTTTTCTGTCCCAGGCATAGGGAACATTGCGTCGCCGTTTGGAATACCTGTGAGACCATGTTTTTTCGCATAAGCTTTATATTCTTCCATCGCACGTTGTTGGTCTGCTTCAGTCCATTCTTGTCCGTCAGGTTGTTGCTGTTGTTGTGCTTGATTTTGTTGATTAGCTTGTTGTTGCTGTTGAGTTTGGTTTTCTTGGTTAGTTTGTTGCTGATTTTGTGCTGCTTGTTGATTCTGATTAACTTGTTGAGCTTGCTCATTTTGCTCTGTTTGTTGATCTTGATTTTGTTGTTGTTCAGCTTGTGCGTTGTCTTGTTGCTTTGGTTCCTGATTATAGTCTTTGTCGTCTTGATTGCTATCTTTTGACTGAGACTTGTCGTCTGTTTTCTTTTTCTGTTTTTCTTTAGTTTTGCTATCTTTCTTATCGTTTTTCTTAGAATGTTCTTCTTTCTTATTTTCAGACTTGTCGTCATGTTTACTATCTTGGTGCGAGCCACATGCTGTAAGTATGATTAAACTTCCTAATACAAGTGTCATCAATTTCTTCAT